AATTGAGTATACGGGTTTCCGAAAATTACTCAAAGAAAAGGCCCCGAAGGGCCTTTCCGTCTAGCTTAGAGCATTACGCGCCCCAGCTAACGCCGGTCAAATAGCTGACAGCCGAGGTACGGCGGCGTGCCCAGTTAATTGTGCGCTCGGCGCGGAAGCCGACCAGGTTGCGCTGCCACAGCGAGACCATGACGGTGGATGCTGTGCTTGGGTTATCCGGCTCGTTGTCCATCTGCAGGGAAGCTTCGGTGGACATCGACAAATCGATGCCGCCTTCATCGGCCACGTAGATGTCGCCGGCGTTGATCAGCGCTACGATACCGCCGCTAGAATCCGAGGGCAGGTATTGGGAGGTAATAACCGGGAGACCTTGGAAGGTGCCTCCGTTCATCGTGATACCTGGGAACTCCGATTGCCCCAGAGGATTGACCATCATGCTCAGGGCCAGGGCGGTCACGGACGACATCAGCCATACGCCCGAAGTCGGCGCGTTGTTAGCCGCGATGAACTGATTAAACAGCGCACGAACATCCGCACGAACAGCATCAGCGTCATCACCGCTCGACGGGATGCCTGCCACGCCGTTAAGGATCGAAGCGGGCGAGATACCTGCGACAGCAATCTTATCGGGATCGATAAAATCGATATCCAATCTTTCGCGCAATGCTGCGGCCAGTTGGTCGCGGATCAGGCCGTCTGCGGACGGGTTCGAATCGCGGATCAACTCCATCGTAGCGACAGCGATGTTCGCCACTTTCAGCGGTTCGATGGTGGTGCGAGTGAAGTCGAACTTCGTCAGTGGCTTGGCATTACCCTCGCCTACCCAGTACCCGTCGCCGCCCGAGGTTTGTCCGATCAGCGCGGTACGGAAGGGCACGTTGCGTAGCGACGGGATGCCGTTGGCGCCGAAACGGCCGAGAATCGTGGTGGGCCGGAGGAAAGAAACGAAGTCAGCAAAGGCGCTGGTTTCTTCGCCGACGAGGGGGGCCGCCCAGGTAGCTTGGGAGGTAGTACCGGCGGCCACGGCGGCCTTGGTCACGAGACGCTCGGTAGCCGCGATAATGCCGTCCTGGCCGTCGTACAGCGCCTTAGCGATGTCGGTAGCGTTGCGGTGTTCCAGGTGGCCGAGAGCCAAGCACTTCGCCGCACGGGCGAATGCGATACCTGGTTCCAACTTCTGGGTGTTCTTCGCACGAACCTGCAGGCCGGTGCCGATGTCCAGGGTGCGGACGCCGCTTTCAGCGGTAACCGGCTTGGCCGATTGTGCTTGCGACTTCTGCATGCCTTTCAGGCGAGCGACGTGTTTGTCGATGGCGCCCACTTCAGCTTCCAGGGTATCGAAGGCTTCGGACTGCTCAGCGTCCAGGGTGGTGCCGTTTTCTGCGGATTGGTCCATGATCGCGGACATTTCGGCGGATTTGGAAACGCGGGTTGCTTCGAACTCCGCGATTTGTTCAGAAACGGTTTTCATGTCTAGGCCCTCCTCGGGCTTCGGAATAGCAGGAAGTTTTTTCGTAACGGGTGCCGAAGCGCCGGCGGGTTTCAAACGTACGACAGGGGTCGCCTTTTTGCCTTGCGCGGCTGGCAGACCAATGTCGAAACTCTTGATGCTTGTGATCGTCGCCTGAGCATTGGCCGGGATAGTCACGGCGGAAAGCTCAAACACTTCTGTTCGGATGTAGCGAATGCCCCAGCTGCCCGCGATCTGCTCGTGCTCCAGGGAGCGGAAACCGATTGAGACCGCTCGAACCAGGCCGGCTTTAATCGACTGCCAGGCTTCCTCGATGCGATCCCGAAGTTTACCTTCCTCTTCGATCTTAGGCAGTCTCGCGGTAAAGGGTACACCCTTTGCAGTTGGCGTGCCGAACTCTACCAGGCCGATAGGCTTGTCGTGCTCGTGCTGCCAAAGAAGGGGCATCGGATTCTTGAAGGTTACGCCCAAGGGCTCTACAACGTCTTCAACGCGATCCGGCGCCGGGGTCGTGGCCCATCCGCTAATAACGCGTTCTTCGTCGCCGACCGCTTTAATCTCAAGAAAACTGTAGGCTCTGTTCATACACAGCTCCGGTAAAGTACGCGCACCTTATCACCCCAAGGTGAACATTTGAAACTTTTTGTGCGCGGCCGGCGGGTTGAGTGCCATCAGCGACACCGCGTTGAACAACGCCATCACCGGGTCGATCTTGGCCGAGCCGGAAGCCTGCTTAGTGATCAGGATCGAGTTTGCCCGGGGCTCGACGCGGCAGTTGGAGACGCACCACGCCATAAGCGGTTGCTCAGCGTGCTTCAGCTTCCCTTCGGCGAGGCGTCGTTCAGTAGTCTTGATAGCGCCCCCGAGCTTCCAACCCTGGCTGATACCGACGATCTTGTCTTCGGGAATTCCCCTTGAGACTAGTTCGTCGAAGATGGCCCCGATCCCGACCGGGTCTACGCCGATTTTATCCAGGAGGCCGGATTCGTAAACGCGCTCTACGATGTCGCACACTTCCGTGACATCTTCGCCTATGCGTTTCACTAGAACTAAATCTTTGTCTCTGCTGAAATCGTGGAAGCGCGAGGCCTCCTGCTTGTTCCGGGCAAGCGCGGAAGGATGCGCCCATGCGCCGGCCCACGTAAGCCAGTTTCCGGTGTCCTTCTCCCTCCCGACCAGGGAGAGCCCTAGCAAGTCGTCCAGGCCGCCGCCGTCGATCCCTACGTCGATCACCTCGCAGCGGTCGAGCATTGAATCGAGCGTAACGCTCTTGTCGGACTGCTCCTGCCAGAAGTCCGCGCCGGCCCACCGGTCAGAGCGCAGCGCCAGGCCGATCTCCACGTTTAAATGCTTGGATAGAAAACCTAACGTGGATTCCTCTCCCGCCGCTTGAGCCTTGTCAAATTCCCTCTCGATGTACTCAGGATTTACGGAATAGCCCATATTGGGGTTGGAAATGAAGAAGTTTTCTTTTTTACGGTGTAGGCCGGCGTCCAGCATGGCTTTCGGGAATTCGTACAGGATAGGCAGGAAGCGATTGTCCTTGATTACCCCGTCGCGTACATCCCTGGCGTATTGGAGCTTCTCCTTGAATACACCGGCGGGTGGTTGATCCGACTGTGTAGTGAGATAGATAACGAACCCCTCAGGACGAGAAGCAAGACCGCCGGTAGCCTCCCGCAACATGTTGGCGGCGTGAGGGTTCTTTCCTAGTAGGTGGAGCTCGTCGACCAGGATACCAACGCCCTTAACGCCGCCAACTGTATTCTGATCCGCGGTAACGATCTTCAGCGTCGCTCCCGTTCCCCGGTGAGTGATGGTCTTCAAATGCTCTTGGACGTGAAGAATTTCTGAGAGCTCTTCGTCGTGCTTCACCATGTCGCGGCAAGGGGCAAAGGCGTTCATCGAAACTTCTTGGGTCGGCGACAGAATCAAGAATTGCGCCGACTGACGCCAATTACGGATAAGCACCGTCAACATGATTGCTGCCGCGATTGTTGATTTACTGTTTTTCTTGCTCAGGCACATGAAAAAGTCTTGGATCTGCCTCCGCCCGGTTTCCGGGTCGTAAGAGCCGAAGAACGCCGAAGCGAAATCGAACACCCAAGGGGCGCAGGCTTCGCCCACGGTTGGGCTACCTGCCGCGTCAACGATACGAAGCTGCTTCATGATCTCAAGCCCCGCTTCTGCCTCGGAGGGGAACAGAGGGGGGCAAGTTATGAGGGATTCCCGCGCTACGATCCGGGTCTCCCAGTCTGTGCAGGAAGTCGTAAAATTATCGTCCACGGGTGGTTACCTCGTTGTACAGCTCGTTCCATACTTCCGAAAAATTGTCCGGGAGCTTAGCGTTTTTTGACATGTTCTCTAAGGCCCACATAGGACGCAAGTTGGCTAAAGCCCAGCACATTTTGAATTGCAGGCTTTCGGGATCGTCGGCTTTGAAGAAGGAAACAGGAATTCGGTGGTCGATATGAATCTCACTGCGCAGCACGTTATCCCACGACATACCTTTTTCGAAGTGGGATTCAATATGCGCCACCAATTGCTCCGAGGTATACCCCACCAATTCGAACGTACTTCTGCGAGCCTTACCTTTCTGCGTACCTCTCAGCATCTGCGCTATGCGAGAGCTCATACGGGTTTTCAGGTTGAACCACGGAAGGGTTGCCCTGCGCTTCCGCATCTTGGCGCTTTCCTTCAGCCGCACCTCTTCGATATTTTCGTCTCGCCATTTCCTTACGGCCTCCGTTGAAGAGTAGCCGGCCGCGCGATATGCCTCGTTGGTTTCCTTAACTTTGGCCTTGTTCGCGTCCCTCCATCTTTGTTGCCTCTCTTTTTGGTCGGCGCGCTCCCTACGAATTGTGTCCTCGGTTTTTCGGCATGGTCGGCATCGGGAATCAAGGCCGTGGAGACCCATGTAGTGCGTGTCAAAATTTATAACCGTAGCGGCCAGGTTTTCGCCGCACGCTTTGCACTTTTTTAAAGGGGCGTTGGCTGGGTCTGGAATCGGATTGGGTTTAGCTTTCTTGGCGGCCGAGTAGGCGGCCGAGTAGGCCTTCTGGCAGGGGCGGCACTTCGGGCGCAACGTACCCGGGCGGCAGGTATTCGGGAGATAGTATTCCAGTGTCGC